GCTCGCCTGCACTATTTACAACAAAACTTCCGTCACCATTAAACACGTCTTTAAGCTCTATTTTTGACCTATTATCGTTAATATTTAAAATATTTATTAAAAAAATGATTTCTTTGAAGTCGTTAAACATTGGTGTTGCTGACATAAATAGCAACTTTAAATTGTTAACATTTTTAACTAAATTCATCAATTCGTTGGACACTAATTTATTGCTGTTATCTTTAGACTGGCGTATATTATGTATTTCATCAATTATGATTAATCTATTATTAAAATATTTTTGCAATTTCTTTTTAATCAGCATTTTTCGCTTAGTGTTATTTGGATCGTCGGTTAATAACTGATTTGTAATGTTGGATTTTTTCATTATTAAATTGCCGAATTGTGTATAACCCATAAATAAATAGTAATTTGATATAATGTTTTTAACTATTTTTATCACTTTTTCACGTGATAAATTTTTTTGCAATATATTAATCTCATTTAATATGTTTTGACCTGCGCAATTATTAATAGTCCAATATCCATTGTGCAACTCTAATTTAGACTCGTCGAATAATTGTAAATAAAAATTTTCCTGCACATTTGGAGAGGCTACAATAATAATTCTATCATTATAGCCCATATATTGTAAATATTTTCTGGTTTCTTCTGCTACACCTATTGCTGAGCACGTTTTTCCTGTTCCTAGTCCGTGAAATAATAAAAGGCCATTATATGGTGTATGTATTGATAAAAAGTTTTTTATAAATTTTTGATATGGTGCTAATTCGAAAGCCTTATTGCATATTTCATTTGCTTGCTTTTCAAAATCTGTGTCAATATTTATTTTTATTTTATTTTCCATAAGCTCTTTGTTGTGTGCTATTTTAATATTGAAAAATTCATCATCGTGATGAGGATATAAATATTTATAATTACTGTTTAGCGGGTTTTTTAACTCCTTTGCATTTAATAACTCTAAAGCATTTAAATAAAATTTTAAATCTGTTTTTGTATTTACACCACTTTCTAGGCCTTCTAACTCTGATTTGTCTATAGTTATTTTGTTTATATTCTCTCTAAATAGTGAGGCTAAATATAAATTATTCTTTTCTTTTGTTTCAGGCTGTTTTATACTTGAAACAACGTCTTCTGTGTCGTCTTCTTCTTCTGGTGTTTCCTCTTCTTCTGTTTCCTCTTCCTCTGTTTCTGGTGTTTCCTCTGTTTCCTCTTCCTCTAGTTCCTCTTCTTCTAAACTAGTCTCTTGTGGTTCAACTTTTTTTCCTTCGCCTAAGTCTGTATTCTCAATTAGTTCTGGTTCTGGTTCTGGTTCTTCATATTCTGGTTCTGCTTCTTCGGCTTCATCTTCTTCGGCTTCGTCTTCGCTTGCATCCTCTTCTTGCTCTGCATCGTCTGTTTCCTCTGTTGCTTCGTCTTCATCTTCTTCTTCTTCGGCTTCATCTTCGCTTGCATCCTCTTCTTGCTCTGCATCTTCTGTTGCTTCATCTTCTTGTTCTTCTGTTTCCTCTTCCTCTTCCTCTTCTGCTTCCTCTTGCTCTGCATCTTGTGTTTCCTCTTCCTCTTCTTGCTCTGTTTCCTCTTCCTCTTCTGTTTCCTCTTCCTCTTCTGTTTCCTCTTGTGCTTCCTCTGCTTCCTCTGCTTCCTCTTGTGCTTCTTCTGTTTCCTCTTCTGCTTCTTCTGTTTCCTCTTCTGCTTCCTCTTGTGCTTCCTCTTGTGCTTCTTCTGCTTCCTCTTGTGCTTCTTCTGCTTCCTCTTGTGCTTCTTCTGCTTCCTCTTGTGCTTCTTCTGCTTCCTCTTGTGCTTCTTCTGCTTCCTCTGCTTCTGCTTCTGCTTCTTCTGCCTCTTCTCCTTGCTCTGCTTCTGGTTCTGCTTGCTCTGCTTCTGGTTCTGCTTCTTCTGCCTCTTCTTCTTCTTCTTCTTGGTCTGCTTGCTCTGCTTCTGGTTCTGCTTCTTTATTTTGTTCCGGTTTTTTCGAACTAAATAAATTACTTAATATATTCATTTACTATATATTAAATATATAGTTTATAAGTTTTTAATAAATTATTTAAATAATTTATAATATTTTTTTTTTCATAATTATATTCTCTTAGATAATTAGATACATTGTGTATAGAAACCCATTTAATTTCGGTAATTTCATAAATTTGATAATTATTCTTAGGAATATAGTTGTTATTAATTATACCAATAAAGTATTTATGCTTATATGATTTATAATTAGAACCGCTAAATATTTCCTCATATGGCACAATGTTATTAATAATAGCAATATCTTTTTTTTCATATCCAGTTTCTTCTTCAAACTCTCTAAGGGCACACACTATATCTTTTTCTTGATAATTGCGACGTCCTTTTGGAAAGCCCCATTCGGGTTCAATATATTTTTTATCACATAAATTCACCAAACTTTCTAAATCATAGCTTTCAAAAATATTTGAATAGCCATTTTTTAAGTTAATAAATTTACTTTTAGATGTTTTTTCCTCATTTTTATAAGAATTATTGGTGTTATAGTTCCATAAATATTGCCATATACTATCAAAATCATTGTTTAATATAAATTGTCTCTCATTTACAGTCATATTATTTAATAAATTTGTAATATAGTTTTTATCTTCTATGGAATATTTTCCACGCATAAAATCTACAAACGATAATGTATCTTTACGTTTTATTATGAAAATCTCAACATCATTTTCTAATGTATTTGTTAGTGGATTTACTTTTTTTGTAATCCTTATTGGAATAATGCCAATACTTGTTATAGGAACTTTGCATTGATGAAATAAATGACCCAGCTTACCGCAATTATTACAAAAAATAAATTTTTTTGTATTCATTTATAAATTTATAGATTTATAGATTGTTAATTATAATGTAATTATGTTTTTATATATTATTTTTTATTTTAGTAACATTTTATTTTAGTAACATTTTATTTTAGTAACATTTTATTTTAGTAACATTTTATTTTAGTAACATTTGTTAATATAAAATCTATATTAATATAAAAAATATTATGACCAATAATAGCATATTTAACCCTATTATTTGGGGTCCTCATTATTGGTTTGTATTATATACAATTGCTTTGTCATATCCGTTAAATGTAAATGAGAGCACAAAAAAAAAATATTATGACTTTATAACAAATTTGCCTCTATTTATACCTGTCCCCGAAATAGGAAATACCTTTAGTAAATTTTTAGACGCATATCCAGTAACACCTTATTTAGACTCACGAGAATCACTTATAAAATGGACACATTTTATACATAATAAAATAAATAGCTATTTAGGTAAACCCGAAGTATCATATTATGATGCTCTAAACAACTATTATGAAAATTATAAATTAAAAGAACTTAAAAAGAATGATGAAAAGAAAAATAGGCACAAATATATTTTTGGAAGTGTATTGTTAGTTTTATTAATCCTAATAATATATTTATATATTAAATAATACTAATCTAATACTATGAAACTTGAATTGCTTATTTTATTAATAACAGTTTTGGTATTAGTCAATACATATTTTGAAGGTAAGTTACTTAGAAAACTAAAGAAATATGAAAAATATTATAAAATGGTTTTTTTCGCTTTTGTTGGACTATGTATTTATTTATATATAAAAAAAGATCCGAACAATTATAAAGACTTTGTAACAAACTCAAATGGGTATATAAAATATTTACCAATTGATAGAAATACTGCAAGTATTATTACTCCAATTATTGATTTTACGTCGAGCTCTATTTCAAAAGAATTAAATAATAACATTAACGTATACAATAATCCTAACAATCGCAAATCAGTAACGTTTTCAAATCCAAATCCAAATCAAAATTACAATCAAAATCCAAATCACAATTTATCAAAACAGCAACAAAAGATTTTATATTCCGGAAATACTTCTACTAAGCGAAGCGTAAGTGAAACAAAAAAGAAATATGTAGCGGCATCTCAAAATTGGCATTGTAAGCAATGCCAAAAACAATTACCTGCGTGGTTTGAGGTAGACCATGTTATAAAACTTGAATATGGAGGTTCAAATGCTATAGATAATCTGGAAGCATTGTGCAGAGACTGCCATGGTAGAAAAACAGCATGTGAAAATTTATAACGCTATTTAAATAGTTATTGCATAATTACTAGTTTTCGAATAATTAGTAGTAATTAGTAGTAATTAGTAGTAATAATATTATATAGTTTTATATTATATTATATTATATTATTATGTCATCTGATACTAATACTAATGTTACAAAATTTAAAGAGCTATTCAATTCTAGTAGTGAAAAAATAGGTGAGTTTTTTAAATTTTTAAGCACAATTTTTATAAGAATAATAGACAAAACAGTTAATGGATTTAAAATAAAAGATAATCCACATAAATATTATACTTATTTTATTAGCATAGTACTTATAACAATATTATGCTTATTTTATTATTTAAATGAGAAGCAAAATCTATTTGCTATTAAAAATAGTAAATATGAGATTTTAGTTACAATAGTGTTACTAGGATTTAGTATATATTGTTTCCTTTTTTTTGTTTATAGAAATCATAGTGATTGGGATAAGCCCCTAAACGAAGATAAAACCAAACACAATAGTGATACAGCATATGCTGATATTTATAAGACAGCACGAAACATTATTGACATCAAAGACGACAAATCAGCAACTATAAATAAACCAAACTTAAAAGCCACAGTAACAAGCCCATTATTTAACGTAATAAAATATCTTTTTTATTTATTGTTGCTAATTAGCTTACCATTATTCCTATTAAACTATACTTTCTATTTGCATAAAGTTAATGACAATTTATTAAACATTACAAAAAATATATTACTATTATTAATATTTTTAATAGTATTAGCAATAATAGCTAAGCTTTTTTCTATAAAAACATCATCTAATGGGTCAATCTATTGTGAAATAGAAACAACACCAGGAAAAAAACCCGCATACACAGATTTAATAAAAAGTTATGCCAAATATTTTTTATGCATATTTAAAAATTTTGTATTTTTTATTCCTTGCTTGATTGTTATTTTAACAGATGAAATAAATAATGATATTAGATTAACACCTTCCTCTGTTTATATATTATTTTTCATATTACTATTATTAGTGTTGTCACTAATTTTTTTACCTATGCTATTTAAATTTATAAGAACATTTAATAAAAGCGATATTTTGCAAGGTAGTGGGCCTTTTTATTTAAACGAAGAGAAAACTTTAGGAAAATATCAAAACTTAAATACACACTTAAGTAGACCTATAACCGTTCCCAACATCACGGTCGAAGAGCATAAAAAACCCAATGAAGAGAAATTAGATAAAATAATGGACGCTTTTAATATGGATAAAGATGAATATAAAAAACAATTAAATTCATTTAATTCCTCTATTGGTGCTGGTATTAATAGAGGTAATAGCTCCGACTCTCGCTCTATAAAAGACGCTAGTGCTAATAGTTCAAATATTAAAACTCATTCATTTACACTATTTAATGATATAAATAGCGCCTTTAATATTAAAACAACATACTCTAATTCAATAGTAAGTAAAGAAAAATTTCCGTATAATTATACTTATAGCTTAAGTTTCTATATTTATCTTAATCCACAGCCGGAAAATACCTCGCTAGCATATACAAAAGATACTGTTTTATTCAATTATGGTTTTAAACCTGTAATATATTATAATGGTAGCTCGCAAAAAATAATTATAAAATCAAGAACAATTAGTAATAGAGGCGACCAATTAGATACAATATATGAGATGACAAATCCTAAGTTCCAAAAATGGCTGTTTTTTGTAATAAATTATGACAATAATATGATAGATGTATTTATAGATGGTAAATTAGTAGGTTCAAAAGAAGACGTGTCACCTTATTTTAAGGGGGATGCTATAACTATTGGCGAACGAGATGGCATTCACGGAAGCATAAAAGAAATTTATTATTATAATAAAGTAAGAACACCATCTACAATCGAATTATTATACAATTTATCAAAAAATAAAACATAATTGAGAGATTTTAAATAGCACATTTTTCTATTCTAATTCTTATTTTTATTCTTATTTTTATAAATAAAAATAATTTAATTTAATTTAATTTAAGAGATTAAATTAAATATTTTTAAATTAAATATTTTAGTGTTAATAAAAACATTATAATATTTTTTATATATATATTTATAATGGCTATAGTAAATATAATAATAATAATAGTTCTTGTAATAGTTCTTGTATGGGGACTAAATAACTTATTTTTCAAAACAAATATAATTTTTGACATTATGTGTGATGCCAGTGAACTAGCTCAGGGAGTAAATAGTGTTAGCGGTTTATTCTCAAGTAACAAAAATGTCGTATTTGCTAAAGATATACCAGAAACAAGTTCATCTAATTTTATGTTAAGTGTGTGGTTTTATATAGAAAATTGGGGTGATAATATATCTTCTGAAAAGAATATTTTATTTATGTCACATAAAGAATTTGCAAAAACTGTTCCAGACTTACAAAATACAATAACAGGTATTAGTAGTAAACGCACAATGCCTACGCCAACAAGCACCGCTACCGTTTATAAAAATATAAATATTGCATTAGATAAATATGAAAATAATTTATTTATTGATATTGAAACATATTTAGACAAAGCACAGAGTGTTAGTCAACCCGGTCAAACAAATTATACAAGATATAAAATCCCTAATATTTCTGTTCAAAAATGGAACAATTTAACTCTTAGTGTAGATACTCGCACACTAGATGTATATTTAGACGGTAAATTACGCAATTCATTTATATTACACGGATTATATAAAAACCAGAATGAAGATCAATCTAAAAAAAATATATATATAGGAAACATGAAATTGACCAGTTCAAGTACCAATGCTGGTTTTGAAGGATATATTACACGCATACGCTATGAAGGCCACTCTATTAATCCACAAGAGGCTTATAAAATTTATAAAAAAGGTATTAATTCAAAACTCGCAACATCTATATTTAATAAATATAGATTAAAAATCAGCTTTCTCGAATATAACAAAGAAAAAGGAACAATTACATTGTAATTCTTTATTCTTTATTCTTTATTCTTTATTCTTTTATTATTTTTATTTTCTATAAAATAATAAAATCATTAATATTATTTATTATTTATTTTTTATTATTTATTTTTAATTTTCTATAAAATAATAATATTATTATTATTATTATTATTATTATTATTATTATTATATAATAGTAATAATATGAATCCACCCGAAGGAGTTTTGGACAATTTAAAAAAAAATATGAGTTCATTAATTCCTTATCAAAGCGATAAAAAGAGCGTGCTAAATGATTTCTTAGCATCTAACACGATGATATCAAGATTAACTTTCATATTAGCAATAATAATAATTTTTTCGTCTTTATTTTACATTGGAAGCAAAGTTATATTTATTATGTTATCTCCGTCAAAAACACCATATATTATAAGCGGTATGAAAGACGCGACAGAAGCTTTAACTATTACACAAGCATTAGGCTCAAAAACATCTATTCCACTTTTAAGAAGTATCAATCAATATGAAGGTATTGAATTTACTTACTCATTTTGGATTTATGTTACTAATTTAGAATATAAAGACGACTCCGATTATATGCACGTATTTAATAAAGGTTCGCCACCCAATTCAGTAGGTGAAGGTGGGTCTGGATTATTTGGACCAAATAACTCTCCAGGTGTATATTTATATAAAGGTAAACGTAATTATAGTGATGACTTAATGGATAGCTATCCATTATTAGGTATGTTAGTAAGAATGAACGTATTTCATAATAATAATAGCGTTGGAAAAGCATATTATGATGACATATATGTAGATGCTATACCTATAAAAAAATGGGTAGGTATTGTTATTAGAACAACCTCTCAAAATATTGTTGATATATATATAAATGGTAATTTAACAAAACGGCACAAGTTATCAAATATTGTTAAACAAAATTACGATAATTTATATATTAATTATAACGGGGGATTTGCAGGAAATATATCTGACTTAAAATATTACAACTATTCTATTGGAACCTTTGAAATTAATTCAATTACATCAAAAGGACCTAGTCTTAAAACCAAGAAAAATAGTAATATTAATAAATCCAAGCCTCATTATTTATCATCCGAATGGTATTTCAATGATACAGATGTATTAACATAAACATAAACATAATCATAAACATAAACATAATCATAAACATAAATATTTTATATACATCTTATTAATAGATTTTTAACATTTTAAATAGTTTTAATATTAAAAATCTATAGTTACATTATAAGTATGGTAAGCATAGATAGTAAAAAAAAAGAATATATTATTTTGTCTAGTTCAAACACAAACACAAACACAGGACATGGGACAAATATATATATGAGGTCACAAATTCTAACACAATCCTCTAATACTAATGATAGTAATACTTTTTTTAAGCGCGATTATGGTAACACTAATTATAAGGATAGAATAATATTATCTCAGAAATTAAAAAATACTGGTGCTGATAATCAAGCAACTATTAATGCAATTATGATTACGCAAAATAATATTAAAAATAATATTAAATTTATTCACTCTTCAAATAATACAAATAGAAAAATATTATTTATTAAAAATCAAAACACTAGCGACAATTCAAAAAATTATTTACTTAATAACATAGTGAATACCGACTACACTACTTTTTATCATTTAAATTATTATTTTAATAACTATTTTAATAATATAACAAACTACAAAGATTATTTTAACATAAGTATAAAAGATTTTATTTATAAAGATAGTTCTGCAAATAGTGATATAGTTTTTGATGAAACACGTTTTAGAATTAGTGATTTTTCAAGTATTCCATTATTTTCAAATTCTAGCACTGATATATCACTAATAAATTATGTAGCTTCAGATTTTTCAAGTTTATTTATTAAAACTGATGCAAGTATTAACAGATTAATTTTGGACTCGTCTTATATAATCAATACTAATATATATTCATATAATAAACTTACATTAGATTTTAAGAATGTAAATACTTATAGTTTTGATTTATATAGCATTTCAGGTGTGCCAATTCAATTAAACGCTAATACACTTTACTCTAATTATAATAGATTAAGCACTATTACTACATTTATGATAAAGACAAACAATTTTGATATTTTGAATACTAAAAAATCAAATAGCAAGATTATTTTCGATAAAAACAATATATATTTAAATAATGTAAGAGCATTAGACGTATGTTCTAATTTTTACATTGCTAATCCAGATTATAAGAATACAACACGTTTAACCAATACAATATTTTTGTCATTGGGTAAAAAAATCACAGGTATAACACAATATGACTTATATAATAATATTCATATAGTTTCCAAAAATGCTAGTATTTTCGATATTTCAAAAATAGTTTTTTCAAAAAATATTAATGCTTCAATGTTATCATATACTAATACTAAATATAATACATTAGTAACGAGTAAAAACAACCTTTATTTATTAGATTTCACATTTAATTATAAAAACACTAATTATAACAATAATAATATAAACAATGCTATAAATTACAATGCTAGTTTATACAATTACGTTGAATATAAAAACAAAAAACAATTTGATTTTAATCTCTCAAAAATAATAGATTTTTCGTATATTAATATTAATGTTAATAACTTGAGCAACAAGTATTACACAAATAATCCATTTATTAACAATGTGAATAATTTATTAGCAATAAATAATAAAGACCTTAGTGCTATTGTTACTGCTAGTTATGAAATTATGAATAATGCTTTGCGATTTAAGTTTAAAGACCTAAATTATGACAATACTATTTATAACTTAAATAATGCGATTACTATAGCGAGCGATTTATATTCATCTATTGTTGATTATGATGTTCGTTATAATTATGGAAACTATTTTATAACAACAACAAAATTAGATATACTTTTACAGGACAATTCTAATTCTAGTGTATTGAATTTAAATAAGAATTATCCTTTTAATTATCCTTTAATTACAAATTATGACAATTATTATAGTAGAATAAATTTTTATAGCTTGCAAGTTGTAAATTTATTTATTCTTACTATAGGGAGCGATTTCGAAAATGTAAATTGTATTTTTGTCTATCACGACCCAGCAACAGAAACAGATCCTAGCTTTTTATATCCATATAATAATATTGAAATCAAGCGAGATACTGAAATAGATACTTTAGAAAAAGCAATTATCGTCTTACCGGGAGCTAGAACAGCTATAACAAATAGCACATTTATTCCTGCAAAAAATGGTAGCAATTTATCAAGAAAAATGATACAAGGATTAATAGGTATGAATAATGTTCCGAAATTATTATCAATTGTTCCGTATGATAATAATTTTACTAATGGACGCGGTTTTGTTACACAATATCAGATTGGTGACACTTGTAATGATAATGAAGCTCTAATTAAAAATAAGATAAATGCGATTAAACATTATTCGGCTAAAGATAACGCTACAACACCAAATAATACTCTTAAAAATGAAAATTATGCTAATATAGTAAGGAGCAGTGCTCGAAGTAGATTATCGCAAACTTGTATAGAAAATTTGAGAGCAAATTTAGCAGCTGGAAGTCAAAACACAACTACAACTAGACCTAGAGCTGTCATAACACCTTTTAGATTATTTGGTTAAAAATTGGCTGTTATTCTTAATTTCTTAATTTAAAAAATTGAAATTAATTGTATATTTAAAAATATAGAATTAATTTAATACACATATTAATAAGTAAGCTATGGAAAAGCATAATGTTAATGCGGAAAAGCATAATGTTGCTGCGGAAAAGCATAATGTTGCTGCGGAAAAGCATAAATCTTTCAGATTATATGATTACAATGCTTACGATGGGCATAATAAATCCGAATTGCAAAATAATAAATTAATGAATGTTCAATTTAATCCTTACAAAGACAGCAAAAAGTTTATTATTCAAGCATTTGGTATTAATGAAGCAGATAAAACTGCATCAATTATTATTGAAAACTTTTATCCATTTTTCTACATTTTGGTAAATGAACAATGGAATGAACAGCGCAAAAATTCATTTTTAGCTCATTTAAAAAAAAAGGTTGGAACTTATTACGAAGACAGCATACTAAGCTTAAAGCTTGTAAAGCGGCAAAAATTATATGGTTTTGATAATAAAAAACTCCATACTTTTATAAAAATCTCCTTTATAAACACAGGTATATATAATAAAGTGAAAAAACTATTTTATACTGATACAACAAGCAAAGACAGTGGATTTGAAAGAACATTAAATGACGAAGGTTATGTATATAATGACGAACAAGGAACAACAAACTGCTATTTATACGAAGCAGATATTCCTCCATTATTAAAATTCTTCCACAATAAAGAAATTATTCCAAGCGGATGGATTAAAATGCCATCGCATAAAGTTAAAAAAATAGCAAATAAAACAACGCATTGTGCTTACGAATATTGTATAAATTATGAAGACATTGTTTCATACAAAGAAAAAGAGACCCCAGTAAAGTATGCTATTTGTAGTTTTGATATTGAAGCGAGTAGCAGTCACGGAGATTTTCCTCTTCCAATAAAGAACTATAAAAAATTAGCTACAAACATCCTTGAAAATTATTACTCTTGTAGCGATGAATTTAGATCTAATTATGATATTAGTATGTTAGGACAAGAGGTTTTAAGTGCGTTTGAATTGACAGATCATAAATTAAATTATATTGCTAAAGTTTATCCAAAAGAAAAGAATTTGGCTGCGCTAAATTTTGAAAATTTAATTGATAATTTAGCAAACTATATTCCTGCAAACTTTAAGAAGAAGACAGGAAATGACACTATTATAGAACTAAGTGAGTCGGAAGAGGAAGACACAGAGGCAGAAGACGAAGACGCAGAAGACGACAATGACGACAATGACGACAATGACAAAAATAGCGACCTTAACAATATTGAGGTCAGTAATGCATTTAAGCGCAAAAAGAGAGTAAAAGCTTACAATAAAAAAAACGCTACTTTAATCGAATTAATTAAAGATAGCTCGTGTGAATATAATACAAAATTATATGAGTTAACGGAATCATTTAAAAATACTGGGTTTCCAGAGCTAGAAGGTGACATTATTACATTTATTGGACTGAGTTTTATTAACTATACCGAAAAACAGCCATATGAGCGTGTGATTATTGTAAAAGGTGGTTGTAAAATTCCCGAAAAATATGAGTCTTGGGCACAAGAAAATAATGTTACTGTTTTAGAGCGACAAACTGAGAAGGAAGTATTATTAACATTTACAAAACTAATAATAAAATATAATCCACATATTATTACGGGTTATAATATTACGGGTTTTGATTTTGAATTTATGTATAAGCGGTCGCTCGAATTAAATTGCGCAAAAGAATTTCTCAAATTATCGCGTAATAAAGACGAAGTTTGTATATCAAAAGATTGGCGCACGGGTTGTGAAGACATAGAAAATAATAAGATCATTTTAGCAAGTGGTGAATACAATCTTAAATTTATTAAAATGGCAGGACGCGTTATTATTGATATGTATGTCGTTTTCAGGAAAGAATTTACATTAAGTTCTAATAAATTAGACTATACATCAAGTTATTTTATTAGTGACAACGTAACAAGTATAGAAATTAATAACGAAACTAACACAACTAAAATCAATACTAAAAATTTAACAGGTATAGCTGTGGGTAGTTATATTAAGTTCGACGAGCAAGGATTTAGCTCCAATTTATACAAAAAAGGCAAAAAATTTGAGATTATTGAACTAAACAAAACAGAGCAATGGTTTGTGATTAACAGTGCAGAAGAATTATATTTAGCAAATTATAAATATAAATGGGGTTTAGCAAAGGACGACGTAACACCTCACGAAATATTTGCTCTTGCTAACGGTTCGGATTATGATAGATGGACAGTTGGAAAATATTGTTTGGCCGATTGCGACAATGTTATTTGGCTATTATTAAAAGTGGACGTCATTACAGATAAAGTGGAGATGTCTAATTTGTGCAATGTCCCGTTAAGTTTCTTATTATTACGCGGACAAGGTATTAAATTGCAAAGTTATGTTTCTAAAAAATGCGGAGAAAAGAACACTCTTATGCCTGTAGTTAAAAAGCAGAAAAATGGCGGAGGCTATGAAGGTGCTCACGTTTTCAAACCTAAAACAGGTATTTACTTAGACGAACCGGTTGCGTGTGTTGATTATAGTTCGCTATATCCTTCGTCTATTATTTCCGAAAATTTATCACACGATAGCAAAGTATGGACAAAAGAATATGATTTAGCGCATAATTTAATATGTGAGCTAGGTGAAAAAGACGAGCATGGTAATTTTATTTATGACAATTTATATGACTTGGGTTATAATTATGTTGAGGTCAAGTATGATACTTATAAATATGTTAGATTAACCCCAAAAGCAGCTGCTAAGAAAATTGTAATTGGTTATAAAATTTGTAGATTTGCACAATTTAGCGAAGGAAAAGCAATTATGCCATCAATTTTAGAAGACCTACTTTTAGCTCGAAAAACAACGCGAAAGCTTATAACATTGGAAAACGACGAATTTATGAAAAATATTTTGGATAAGCGTCAGTTAAGTATTAAAGTAACTGCTAATTCATTATATGGCCAAATGGGTGCAATAACAAGTGCTTTTTATGAGCCAGATGTTGCTGCCTCTACTACAGCAGTTGGGCGCAAATTACTATTTTATGGTCGTTCAATTATTGAAGAATGTTATGACGACATTAATGTAACGCTTAACAATGGGACAACTGTAAAAGTTAAAGCACAGTGTGTTTATGGTGACACCGACTCGGTATTCTTCAAATTTAATTTGCGCAATCATGAGACGCTTGAAAAAATTGTAAATAAAGAAGCGCTAGTTTATACTATTGAGCTTGCAAAGCAGGCAGGCGAATTAGCAAGTAAATTTCTAAAAGCGCCTCACGACTTAGAATATGAAAAGACCTTTTATCCGTGGATCTTGTTATCTAAAAAGCGTTATGTGGGCATTTTATATGAAGACAATCCAGATAAAGGAAAAATGAAATATATGGGTATTGTATTAAAACGGCGCGACAATGCACCGCTAGTAAAAGATATATATGGAGGAATTGTTAATATTATTATGAACGAAAAAAGTATTAGTAAGTCCGTTAAATTTTTGAATGAGTGTCTTGGTAAATTAATAGGTTGTGAATATCCTATTGAAAAATTATTAGTGACTAAGTCGTTGCGTGGTTATTACAAGAATCCTAAACAAATTGCTCATAAGGTATTAGCTGAGCGTATTGGTTTGCGTGACAGTGGAAATAAGCCGTCTAGCGGAGATAGGATGTATTATGCGTATATAGTGAATAGTAATAAAAAGGCTTTGCAAGGCGAAAAAATAGAAACTCCCGATTTTATTAAGCTAAATGGTCTAGTGCTTGACTATAGTCATTATATTAGTAATCAAATAATGAAACCGTTATTGCAGTTATATGCTTTAGACTTGGAAAATATGAGCGAATTTAAAAAGAAGCGCGGAGTAACACTACAGTCGTGGCATAATGAATTGGCAAAATTACGCGAAAAATGGACTGACTCGGAAAAATATGAGAAGAAACTTGAAGAGTTAAAATGTAAAGAAATTAAAAGTTTATTATTTGACAAATATTTAAAAGATTGTAAATAGGTCTTTTGTCTTTATATTGTTTTATTAAATATTTAAAAGATTTGTTTATTTGTTTATTTGTTTATTTGTTTATTTGTTTATTTGATATATTAATATAGCGCTATATTAATATATATATTTTTTATATAGCTATGGTTAATAATATAACACATAAAAATTTATCACATTTTTCGCATAAATTCAATATAAAGAAAACAAATAAGGTATTAAAAAATGTAAATACAAAGTCTGATTTTAAGAAATTAATATTGAAAAGCGATTATATACAAAATAAAAAGCAAGTATTTAACAAAGTTATTGACGTAGATGCAAATATCACAAATCAAGAAAACAGTGGTAGATGTTGGCTGTTTGCGTTTTTAAATATTATTCGCTATAAAATGATTAAAAAATACAAGTTAGAGCCTAGCTTTGAGCTTTCGCAAAATTTCTTATTTTTTTATGATAAATTAGAAAAGGCAAATTATTATTTAAATTATATTTTGGAAAGTTATCCTACTAATTTAGAAACATTAAAATCTGAAACAGAATTAGGAAAATTAATAAATTTGTTAGATAAAGTAACAGATGATGGGGGTCAATGGAATATGTTTGTAAATTTAATAGAAAAATATGGAATAGTGCCTAAATCAAATATGAACGACCACTTTCACAGCGCTAATTCTAAAGAATTAGAGCAATTTTATGACGACTTTTTGCGAAAATGCGCGTATAGAATTAGAACTATGTCTAAAGGCGACTTATTGAAAAACAAGACACAACTATTAGAAAGTATGTTGTTTGATTGTTATAAAATTTTGGTCTTATTTTTGGGTGAACCGCCCAGTAAAATAACTTGGGAATATTATGAAACAAGCGATAAAAACAAATCCTTAAAAGCTAATAAAATTGCCGAAATAACTCCTCTCAACTTTTACAAGAAATATGTTCCATATAAAGCACAAGAAAAAATTTGTTTAATAAACTATCCGTGCAAGCAAGCTCCGTTTTATAAATTATATAATGTCGAAATGACATTTAATATATTAGGAGCAAGCGAGCAAAACTTCATTAATGTTCCTAGCAATATAATGATGGATGCTGTTAAAAAATCTATTAATAATGAAGAAGCTGTATGGGTGGGGGTCGACTTTGATAAATATATTTCAAATGATCACGGATTTTTAGATAGCGAAGGATTTGACTATGAAGACGTTTTTGGTTTTGACAATTATATGAAAAAATGTGATGCGCTAAATTATAGGCAATCTGGGCCAAATCATGCTGTTGTTATAAAAGGCTATAATTTCGACAATTCAAAAACAGACGGCTTTTTAGTGGAAAATTCTTGGGGAGACGAAAAAGGTTTTAAAGGCAATTATTATATGTCAAAGACGTGGTTTGATGACTATATGTATCAAGTTGTTGTAGATAAAAAATGCGTTCCGCAAAATATATTAAATGTATTAAAGCAACAACCTACGCTATTGCCTTATTGGAGCCCGTTTGGTGCTTTATTAAAAGGTGGTTACTAAGGCTGTAGTTAAAAAAATTGATTTGCAACTTTAAGAAATAAATGTATAATTATCCAAAACTACTAATCTAATGTCTTCAATTGAACGTAATCACATCGGACGTAAGATTGAGTATCTGGTTTCTCGTTATGCTAATGATAAAATTAAAATCCCCGAACACCAACGCAATGCAAATGTTTGGACTGAACAAAAGCGCAAGTTATTTATTGATTCATGCAAAAGAAATATGCCATCTCCTTCTATTTTGATTTATACTGATGAGAACGATGAACAATGGTTTGAAGATGGTCTTCAGCGTGTAACAACATTGAAAGACTTTATTCAAGACGAATTTTCGGATTCATCTAATAGAAAGTATTCGGAATGGTCCGAAATTGAAAAATTTCGTTTTGGAAACTATGAGATTATTGTTGTTGAATATAGCGGAGCAACACCGGAAGAGCGTGTTATGATTTTTGACAGATTTCAAAACGGAAGTCCATTGAAAACAGGCGAGCGTCTTCATGCATTGAGTTATACTCCGTTGGTAAAGTTTACAAAGGAGATGCTTATGAAGTATACAAATAGTGACGGACAGGAAATGAGAGGGAAGTATCTTGACCGCGCGCAAGTTGTGTGGGGTGCAATTAAATGCGACAACACCGACAAGCGTTATGATGAACTTCACAAGCTAGTTGCGTTGATAAATGGAATTGCGCATGGTTGGAAGTCTTGCAACGGTATTACAAAGTCATATGAGGAGCTACGTGAAACTCTAATGACGCCTATTAGTAATGAAATGAGGGACACGGCAGAGCGAGTTATTGATGAATTGCTCATTATTTATGAGGAAGCAGATGTAAGGTATCCGCTACAAGGCAAGAAACATCTTAATGTTCAGAAAACTATTGGAAACTTTACAGGTGCGATTGTGTATTCATTGAAAATGTATCCAAATGACTGGGAACGTCTCCATAATGGATGGCTAGACTTTCTTGTTAGTTATCGCAAGGATAACACTTTACTTGAAACCAAAATCAAGAAAAATGTGGCAGACTGCCGTAATTGGACCGAAGGACGCTGGCAAACAACATACAAGCATGTATTCAATATTGCAGGACAAAGTGAACATATCAAAAGCCCTCCATCTGAAGACAGCGATGAAGATGAGTAATCACTAATGCTAGGAAAAAGAAAAATATTTTTTTTATATAATTTCTCAAGAGTTTTTTATTTATAATTTCTCAAGAGTTTTTTTTTATAATTTATTTATAATATTATTAATAAATTATATAAAACTTATTTGAGTAATAAGCTAATAACATTGTGAAGATTAAAATGGAGTCTTTAACAAATGCAATTAATATTCTTAATATTAATGTAAATGCAAATGAAGAATGTATGATATGTAAAGACGAATTGCAATGTGGACAATGTTATACATTACCTGAATGTAATCATAGTTATCATACACATTGTTTAGTTAGTTGGTTTAGAAACGGTGACTCGCGTTGTCCTTATTGCGGAAATAAAGGTGTTAATAATAAAAACAATGAAACTTTGCGAAATGTAAGAGGCAAATATTTTACTACAGTATATGAAGCACAAATGTTA